GAGCCCGTGCCGCCGGTGAGCGCGCCGCTTTTGCCGGTCCCGCCCCGTCCGCCGGTTCCGCCTCCGCCGCCTCCGCCGTATGTCCCGCCGTTTCCGCCGTTGGAGTTGTACGCCCCGCCGCCTCCGCCGTATGAGCCGTTCCCGGGGCCGCCGTCCGTCGCGTTTCCGCCGCCTCCACCGGACCCGCCGTGAGGACTTGCCCCGCCGGAGTACGCGCCGTAGCCCCCGCCCTGCGCCGTGCAGAGATCCCCGAAGGAGGACGCGCCGCCCCCGACCCCGCCGACCAGACCGCCGTCGCCCACCGTCACGGCGTATTTTTTCTGCGTCGGAACGCCGGTCCACGTTGCCATGTGCCCGCCGCCCCCGCCGAAGCCCGCCGTCCCGGACTGACCACCGGAGCCGCCGCCGAAGCACTGCACCGTCATGGTCCCGCGCAGATCCCCGGGCACCGTGAAATAGCCGGAGGAGGTGAAGACCACCGTCTTCCGCACCTCCCGCGCCCCGGCCAGCGGCGTCCAGTGAGACCCGGATGCGGTCGCCGTCAGCGCGGAGGAGAATTCGTCCACATCCGCCGTGACCGACGTGTCCTCGGGGTATTTCTGGATCGTGATCCGCGCGTAGGTGTCCGCCGCGAAGGTGTAAGTCGCCCGGAAGGACACCGTGGACGCGTATTCCCGGCTGTCGTTGAACAGGCGAAGCATGAACCTGTACCCCGACGCGATGCTGAACTTCGTTCCGGCGGACACCCGGATCATGTCGGAGCGCACCCGGTAGTCGGCGGGAGAAGACGCGCCCGTGCCTCCCAGTGTTCCCCGCTCCCATGTGGCGTCCAGATCGACGGCCCGCTCGCCCACCGCGTTGCAGAGGTAGACGTGCCGGTCCCCGCCCGCGTCCATGATGTAAACGTCGCCCCGCTTCGCCGTCGTGTCCGGTCCGGGAGCCGATGTCCCGACGCGCACCCGGGTGTACTGCCCCGCCACGAGGGACAGCGCCCCGTCGACGGTTGCCCCGTCTGCGTCCGCCAGCTCAAACCCCGCCGCCGTCGCGTCCGACAGCAGAGAAGCCTTGTTCAGCGGCGTCCCGGCCTGCGTCGGCTCGTCCGCGCGGGTCAGGATGAAAAGATCGTCGTCGTCCGGGGAAGGTACGAGCTGCACCCGCCCGGGCTTTGTGGGAATTCTGTCTCTCATACGTCCACCTCTCCGGAAAAAACTTCGTCAGAATAAAACCATGCCCCGGCGATCCTGTCCGCGCTGTCGTCCATCCGCTCGAGGAACTTCTCAATGGCATTCGCCCCGCGCCAGTCCAGCCGGTCCGGGGACTGCGGCAGAAACGGCGCGTCCGGCACCGGGATCATCCCGTCAAGGGACCGCACCGCCCGGATGTACGCGTCCATCTGCGGCCAGCGCGGGATGTCGTTCTCCGCCCATGTCCGGAAATCCGGCAGCGGCACGGCGTTGTACCCCATGTCCAGATACCGCGCCCGGACCGCCAGAACCGCCGCCTGTACCCGGTTGAGGTCCGTGTGCCGGTAAAAGCCCTTGTCCGTCCCCTGCGCCACGTCCTCCGCCGTGCGGTCATAAATCAAATTCTCAAGCATAAAGCCTCCGTTGCAAAGCTGACGGCGGGAATCGAACCCGCATCAAGCGATTACAAGACGCCCGCCCTGCCCTTGGACTACATCAGCCCGTATGCGGAAAGCGGGGAACCGTCGCCGATCCCCCGCCCCGTCAAGGTCCCGTTATTCTGCGGGTTCTTCCTCCGGTTCAGCCGGAGCCGCCGTGTGATAGTAGCACTGCCGCATAAGCTCAGCCCCGTCGGAGGCCAGCAGAGCCGCCGCGTGCTGGGGCAGTTCGGAAATCGCCGCCGCCGCAAGGACCTCGTGGTACTTGCTTTCGGCCTTCATTCTGGCGCGGTCCGCGTTCTCGTCAGATGCCCAATGGACGATATGACCGTAGCCGCCGTCCGCGTACTTCTGGATCTCGATGATGTAATACTGATACATTGTAAAACCCTCCTGAAGGTTTAAGATTTACGAAATCATGGCCGCGATCCGGGACAGCTCCGCCCCGACCGTGGTCTCCGTCACATTGCTCCCCGGCACCAGCGTCTCGCCCTGACCGACAGCCGCCGTCACCCGGTACAGCACGTCCCCGACGGTCACGTATTCCCCGACCGCCAGAGACCGGGACGCCGTTTCCCCGGACGCCTCGCCGATCATGGCCCGGGTGGAAGCGTCCCCCGCCTCGATGGCCGCGCCTGTGTCCCGCACGTACTCCGCGGATACCGGCCCGCAGTCCGCGAAGACCGCGTTGGTTCCCGCCAGCGCCGCGATCTGCACCGGGGTGAGCTGATACACAACCGGCTCGGCCAGCGGATAGACCAGCACGGGATTCTCCGCTTCCAAAATCTGCTTAGCCGTGGCTGTATCCGTGAACCGGTTGTCGTAGTAATACAAATAATTCGTCGCGTTGAGGTACATCTCTCCGGACTGGCGCTGTGAGGCAACTCTGAACACAACATGCTTGTCGCAGTACGCGTCTCCGGTTTGTGCTTGGTGGGGTCTGATCAAACTCCGAGCCCACTTTACCCCGGAAGCGGATTCGCCGACTGCGGCTACATCTGCCGCGCCGAGTTCCTTGTACCCGTGCGTCACCGTCAGCGTCCCCGCCGTCAGGTCCAGCACCCCGCCGTACACCGTCCCGGCCTCTGAGGGGAAGGAAACGGAGTAATCGGCGGCGTCCCAGACCGCAGTGAGTTCCGAATAGACCGGAACGCTGAACGCGATATACGCCGCGTCGCCGGATACAGTCAGCGTCACGGCGCAGACACCGGGAGCGGAAAAAGCATCGGACACGAAAATCTGCCTCAGCCAGTTCCCCGACGCGTCGTATTCATGCCCCCTCATCTTCAACGACTCAGACGACGCGGAGACACATCGGATGGCATAGGCTCTTCCGGGCGTCGCCGGGATGGGTTCCGCAGTCCTCATCAAATTTGGGGAAGGTTGTTTTTCGCCGGTTGAATTAATATAGCCGCTCTCCATCACAACGCCGTCCAGCATACTCGCTCCGGCCTTCGTCACCTTCGCCCCCGTCCACCCGGAAATAGGCCGCACGTTGTCCGGGGAGGGATCCCCGCTCCCCGCCTGTACCGGCTCGATATTGACCCTCACCGACCGCATCACCCGCTCCCCCGCCGCGTCCGGGATCACGGCTGGATTGCCCGTCACCGAACCGTACACCGGGGACGCCGCTTCGGGCACCACCTCCGCCGCGTTCTTGCGTTTCAGCGCCAGCGCCCCGCCCGTGTTCTCCACGGTGAGGATGGCAAAATCACTCGTCGCCATTGTTCAAATCCTCCATATCGTCATTCCCGGACGGCTTCGGCGTGCCCGTGAACCGCCCGATTTCGTTTTCCTTCCGCTTCGCAATGATCTCGTCCGCGTTGTCGATCAGGCCCAAAATCCCGCAAATCTGCCGGGTGATCGTATCCGGGTCGAGGTATTCCGCCGCCTGCAGGACGTTCGCCAACTCCTCCGACTGGTTGACGATGGTGTCCCGCCGGTACGTCGGATCGGCATCCACCCCGGCCAGCGCCAGAATGCCCCGCAGAAAATCCGTGACGCAGTACTCGAACCGGGACGTCTTCTGGTTCAGCGGTTCGTACGCCGCCCGAATCTGTGTCGCCGTGGCCGCGCCCCCGGAGATCTCTTTCACGTCCAGCGCCATGAAGTCGTCGAACAGCTGTCGCCTCAGCTTGTCTATAGCCGCCTCGGACGCGTCCACCGGGACCTCCACCGTGTGACTCTCGATTCCCACCCCGTCGTCGCCGTCCGCGTGGGCTACCCGGGTTGTCCGGAGCCTCCGGAGGAATTCCGCGTCGTCCACCTCATCCATGGCGTTTGCGTTTTTCAGCACCCAATAGATCAGGTTTCCTTCGTCGGTGTTGTTGATGAGGTCGCTGACCATGAGGTCGTAGGCGTCCAGCGTTTCACGCCCGCCGACCAATTCCGACTGCCGGTTGACGTTGAACAGCGGAACGATGGGGAGCCGCCCGTCATAGTTGCCGATGGGCGTCCGGGTGATTCCCGTGGCCGCGGAGCTCTCCGTCCGATACCGGTAGTCCGACCGCTCCCGGACAATTTTCAGCCCCTTGTCCTTGTCGTCCGGGTCCTCCTCAAAATCGGTGATCCCCTCCGGCTCGTAGAGCGTGGCTTTCAGGGGTTTGCCGTCTTCCAGCCTCCACCAGCGGATCCCCGCGCCGAGGCTGCCGGTGTTTTCATCCCACAACGGCACGAAGGACGGCGCGTAGGGGATTCCGCAGATCGGGAAGACCTCGAGATGATCATTGTCCCAGAACCCGAACGCCACGCCGCCATTCAGCGCATAGGTCGCGGCCAGCTGAACCGCAGAATCGAAGTCCTTTCCCAGCTTCTTGTCCTTGTCCGCCATCCCGGAGAAAATCACGCCGTTGCCCAAAAGGAACTGCACCTGCTGGGTGATGAAGTAATAATAATACCGGCAGGGGATCTTGTGGTTCGGCCGCCACACGTCCGGCACGGCCTGTCCCATGATGTCGAAAACCAGCTTCTGCGCCCGCATGATGGTGGGATTTTCGTGCCGGTAGTAGGCCTCCGCGTCCCGGGCCATGCGGAACTGAGGTTCAGCCTGAAAAGCCTGAATCGCCGACTTGACGAAATCGGCCCGCTCCTTGTCCCCCTGCCCGGCGGCAAGAAGATCCTGAAATGTTTTCAAGTGCCCTCACCTCCCGTCGGCGCGGCCCCGCCCGTGATCCCGAGGCCCACAAGGTAAATCGTGTCCGTCGATTTCTCCGCCGCCTCGTACTGTTCCTCCGTTCCGGCCCACAGGCGGATGTACGTCCCATCCATGGCGTTCCGCACAGCATAGGCCCCGCCGTTGACCACATCGAAGGTGGTCGTCGAGCCGTCCGTCATGGTGATGGTGTATGTATCCGTCACTCCGGACGTGCCGGTTTTGACGATGGAGGCAATTCCGTTTCCGTCGTGCACGGTAAAATCGTAGTGATTCCCGTCCGTGAAGGAAATCCGGTACGTCTTGTCCAGTCCGGATGTCGAAATCAGGGTGATGCCGCTGATCCCGTTTCCGGTATAGCCGCGGTCGCCCTTGTTTCCCTTGTCGCCCTTGTCTCCCTTGTCCCCCTGCGGGATGCCGAACGACAGGCGGACCGCGCCGTCGACGATTCCGGCGGATGCTGTCGCCGCCGATCCGGGCGCAAGCGTTTCCGCCTCCGCCGTGATCCCGTCAACCTCCGCCCGGACAGCCGACACCTCGCCGTAGGCGTCCTGCATTACCCCGAGGATTGCTTCACCGAATGACCCCAGCGGAAGCGGCTCCGGTGAAACGTCCCCGGTCTCGGACACATCCAGCGTCACGAGAACGGTCGTGATCCGCTGGATCAGAACCGCGTTGTCCATGATATGTCCGGTCAGCCAGAGCGTCCATTTTCCGGCAGACAGATTCACGCCCGCGTCCGTTCCCATGGTGCCGTCCGTCACGTCGGCGTCAATCTGCGTCTCGCCCTTTTTGAAGTGCGCCCAGACGAAAATCCCGTCGGCCAGCCAGTCCCCGGTCTGGTAGACGAACCGCGCCGTCAGGTAGTTCACCGCATCTGCCGCGACGACTGTCTGTGCCACCGTCAGCTTCTGCCCCTTCACAAATGCCGTTATCATGTTTCCTCCGCATATTCGCCGGTGCGGAGGTTCTTTACCGCGTCCCCGGCTTATTTTGTCGGCCCGGTTATTGCGCCGCGCCGCGTTTTACCTTGTGTCTCAAAATTGTGTTTGCAAAGTACCGAATATCGTCCATGCAGTTATGGACAATCAGACCACCGTTGACCGCGAAGCAATGCGTCTCATCGACCTCCATGTTATAAACGGCTTCCTCGCCGTCCTCTTCAACGGCGATGACCTTTGCAGTCCGTGCAGTATTTTGTCTGCTGATATTTATTTGCTCTGTATTCACGCCCGCACCTCGCGCAGATTTTTGTGACATCATCCACACCGGAAGCCCGCCGGAATGCCGCCCTGCATTTGTTTGAACAGAAGCGGTTCCGGTTTCGGTGCGCCCAGTCTTTCGTCATGAACTCTGTGCCGCAAAATGTACAGACAGCCTTTTCCGGTGCCCGTTTTTCCCATATGCTTTTTGCCAGCGCGGAATGGAACTCCCGCCCGGCTTCCGTCCCGTGCCACCCAGCCGCCGCAGGTGTCGCATTCTCTCTGACATTTTGCCGCTTCGCCTCACGCTGTTCAAAAGTCAGCTCTTTCCCATGGAGAATTTCGTGTTCTTTCGGATCGATTGCACACAGATTTTCCGAGGCGTTATTGTTCTTGTCGTGATCGATGTGATGAACGTGATACCCTTCCGGGATCGCGCCGACTTCGTTTTCATAGACGGCAACGTGTAGCCGCTTGTGCGTCTTCGCGTTCAGGTAATACCCCGTGTGCTTGTCCCGGCGATATTTCAGCCCATTGTAGACGGCGAGGTCGCCGCCCTGTGTATATTCGATCATTCTCCCTTTCCTCCTATGTCAATGATTTCGTCGCCGGGCTTCAAATCCCCGGCCTTCTTCCAGCCGAGAGCGGTCAAAATTAGGTGATCCGCCGTACATCTGACCGTTTTCCCGTCCCCGGTCGTGATCTTCAAAATACGGGCCTTCTCGCGCGTCATACGCACATCATGGAACGGCATCAGGCACGGCGTCCCGTTGTCAACCGTCCACGCAAGCCCGGATTTGCCAACCAGATCGCGGATCGGGATTTCTCCGTCTCCGGTCATGACCAGCGTGTCCCCGGTCAGGCAGTGGTCGTTGTCCTTGATGACCTTGTCCTCCGTCGCCTTTTCGTCCCAGCGGTACAGGCCGAATTCCTGGATGCACGCCCCGCAGGACCGGTGAATCTTGATATTCCCCGCCCGCAGGTATTCCGCCGTCCGCCGGATGCCGTCCAGAACGTCGTTGTTGGCCTGAATGACGGTGAATCCCCGTTTCCGGAGCGCCGCGATGAAGGACGCCGCCGACGGGTCAACGACCACGCGCTTGATCCGGCGATCCCCGGCCAGCTTGACAACCTCGTCGCAGTATTCCTCGTCCGTCCGGTTCGCCATGGACGCCCGCCCGGAGTAGTAGTACTCCGCCACCCGGACGGCGTGATCTCCGCGCAGGCACCACAGCCCGGCGGAGAAGGGATTCAGCGTGCCATAGTCCACGGAGATGTACCACTCGCCGGAATCCGGGGCCTCGTCCGTAATGTTGGCCTCGCCGAAATCGTAGACCAAACCCTCCGCCACGCACCACTCGCCGAGGATGTAGCGGCGGTAAAAGACGCCGGTGTACATGGACGCGTACCGGGCCTTGATGGCGTCGGACAGCCCCGGATTATCGTCCATGGTGAAATGCAGGTGGAGCGCGTTGTGCTCCGCGGCCTTTTTGATCCACTCTTCGTTGAACCAGTGCTGAGGCGGGCCCGGATTGCAGTTGAACCACAGCCGGGAGCCATCCACGGAGCACCGCCCCGTCGCCTGTTCCACGAAGGACCGGGGCATCAGGGCCACTTCGTCCAGAAGCACGCCCGCCAGCGTCCGGCCCTGGATCAGCGTGTAGGACAGCTCGTCATGCCCGCCGAAAACCTCAAAGACGTTGGTACGGTTCCCGCGCTTCACGACAAGCTCCTTCGACCCGGACCGGAATTTCACCGCGTACCGCTCCCGGGTCCATGCCAGCCCCTCAAAGGGCCGGACAAGGTTCTTGACGCAGGAATCCACGGTACGCCCGCACAGCCCGAATCGCTGTCCGTCGAATTCCCGCATGGCCCAATCGATGAACGAGACGGTCATGATCGAAGTCTTGCCGCTTCTTATGGCTCCATCGCACAATATCGCGTCATAATCCGTGAACGGGAACCGCAGGATTTCCCACTGCTTTTCACTCAGTCCCGTCATCGCCGCCGCCCTTCGTCCGCCGCTCGATCTCCGCCGTGATCGCCGCCGTCAGGGGATCGTCGGTCTGCTCGTCCTCAGCCGCCTCCGCCGCCGGGCCCTTGTCGCTCCAGCCCAGCTGCTTCAATGAGAAAATGGCGACGGACGGGGAATAGCGTCCCGACAGCCCGCCGCGCTCCAGCTTGATCTCCTTTGCCTCGCTCAGCATTTTTATAGCGTCAGATAAGCGGGCGTCTCCCCGCTTTTTGGCCGTCGCCGCCAGCTCGTAGAGATACTGGCGCGTGATGCCCTGCTGATGCGCGAACTCTGCCACAATGGGCGGATCGGCGTCCTCGAGGTACGGATCGACAGCGGCAAGAATGTCGTTGATCTTAACCTTCGGCGGTCTGCCTTTTGCCATATCCGCACCTCCTTTCCGCGTTATGCTGATATTACTTTTGATGTCACACAGCCGGTCATTTCACCGTTTACCGAAGCAAGAACCACACTCGCCGGGACGAACACCGCCTGACTTCTCCATGTACCGCTTGACTGAAATTTCACGTCGTACTGCCGCATCCATTCCCGGCAGTGATGATAGAACGCCATCCGCAGGAATTGAAACGGAATCAGATAAAACATATTGCAGTCTGCCGGGGCGAATGTGTACAGGATCATATCGACGCCAGTGGATTCGCTCAGCGTCCAGCCTGTTTTGCCGTCCGGGTTATCCGCAGACGGGCATACTGACCATAATTCAAGCGCAAGCTCCGGCTCACCGTGTTTCCAGTACTTTGACGCACCGCGTTCCCGCGCCTTTGCATCGATCATGACTTTCGCGCCGCGCCGGAGCGTTGCCACGTAATCCACGCCGGTCTTGTCCGTTTCTTCGTTAGTCTTTTCGACGCTCACGCATCCGACAATGGCGTTTTTCAAAAGCTCCTTATCGAACGCCTGACGCTCCGCCATGCTGAATGCCAGCTTCTGTCTGAAATCGTGAATCATCCGTTTTCCCCCCATACGACCCAGCCTTCGCGCCCGTCTCTTCCGAAAACGTCGATATATGGCCCGTATGAGCACGATTCCACGATTTTATAAAATTCATCCGGCTTCGCACTGTGTCTGTCTCCGCGTTCCGCCGAAAACCACGTCCCCACATCATGCCGCTTGATCGGCTGTGATCCCTTCACGCAGAAAAGCACCTGCTCCGTACTCCCACGGAAATAGTTTCCCATTCCGAAAGACGGCTTGCACCACGTCAGACAGGTTACGTACCGGAACCCCCATGCGTCTATCAGCCGGAACGCTTTCGGCAGACTGCGGTTTGTGACCCACAAATACAAGTGGCAGTTATCGTCAGCGATTTTTCCAACCGGAAGGGCTTCGATCTCTTCAATCGGCATCGTGAAATAATCCGGTTTTGCGCGTCCGAACTGGTTCACGTCGCCCTCGTCACCCCAATCCCACGGCGGATCGATCACGATGGTCTGAAACAAGCCGACCGCATCAAGCGGAGTGGAAAGCCGTTCAACCTTTTCGGCGTTGTCCTGCCGCTCTTCCTCGCGGCGCGCTTCCCGCTCTTCGCGCTGACGCTCTTTCACCATATTCAGCACCAGCGACCGGGACACAATGTCGTCGTTCTCCCGCGCCTCGGCTTTCGCCTGTTCCACGATCTCCGGGTGCGCGGCAAGGGTTTGAAAACGCTGAACCTGTTTCGGGGTGAAACCGGCATCTTCTATAACTTGCGTTTTTGTCTTGCGCTCAAACGACACGACACCGCTGTCTTGTCGTTTTTCAGCATTAAACCGGCTTTGTGTCGGCACCATTGACATCAGCTCCCCGATCCGGACTTCCGCGTCCAGAACGGCGTCGGCAATGTCCTGCGCCTCTTTCAGCTTTTGTTCTCTGACCTCCTGCGCCAGTCCGACCTTATCAATGGCCCGGATTTCCGCACGGACGGCGACGAGCTTTTCCCGCCCCACAAGGACGAATTTGCTCAGATCGTCAATTTTCGTCGGAAGCCCGGCGTGTATCGTATCAAGGGAATTGCTCATGCGTTCTGCTCTCAACATATTATTCTGCTCCGTTCGCTTTCTGCTCCGTCGAAACCAGCCCGGAGAGGCGGGGAGGGAGCAGATCTCCCCGCCAGCGGCCTTGCAATGCCGTCCGGACTGTGAACCCCCGCCGGGGAGTCGAACCCCGGTGCGTGCGCTGAAGGGATGAAAGACGCCGCGTCAAGCCGTAAGTCTCGGGGGATGCGGAACCGGAATTTCACCGGGGAGGCGCCGGGGCCTGTCCGTCTCAGCGCCCGGAACCCTGCCGATTTTACCCGCCCGGCATGAAAGGAGGCCGGGGGACGGAGAAAAGGTCCAAAGCCGCCCCCCTGCGTCTTCATTCTACATCCGGACCGGCGGTAATGTCAAACCCGCGGGCCAGCCGGTACAGCGTAGACCGGGAAAGCCCCGTCAGGCGCTCCGCCGCGGCAAGTCCGATCTCCCCGGAACGCCACCGCCGGATGGTGTCCGCGTCCTCCGGGGTGAGCTGACACCGCGGACGCCCGAACCGGCGACCCCTGGCCTTCGCCGCGTCGATCCCCTCCCGCTGACGCTGGCGGATGAAATCCCGCTCCGTCTGGGCCACGTAGCTGAGAAGCTGGAGCACGATGTCCGCAATCAGCGTCCCGGTCAGATCCCGGCCCCGGCGCGTGTCAAGCAGCGGCATGTCCAGAACCACAATGTCCGCCCCCTTATCCTTCGTGATCATCCGCCACTGTTCCAGGATTTCGTCATAGTTCCGCCCCAGCCGGTCAATTGACTTTATAAACAGCGCATCCCCCGCCCGGAGCTTCCGCACCAGACGTTGATATTCCGGCCTCTCGAAATCCTTCCCGGACTGTTTTTCGATCACCATGTCCGCGTCCGGGATCCCCGCTTCCCGCATGGCCGCGATCTGCCTGTCCGGGTTCTGCTCCCGGGTCGAGACGCGGATGTAGCCCCAGGACTTCACGGCATATCCTCCGTTTCCCGCACCGTCCACCCGTCCCGCGTTCGTGTCCCCTCCCGGCAGAGCTTCCGCACGTGCTCCGGCGTGACGCCCACAACCGCCGCAACATCCCATGCGGCACCGGTAACGCGTTCCCCGTCCCGCTCCGCCGTGTACAGCCGCGCAGCCGTTCCCGACTTGCAATGTGATCCGGGGAGCACCAGGACAATTTCCCATCCCCCCGCGCCGGAGCGTATGCCGTGACGGGCCATCTTGCGGACATAATTGGCGGAATACCCTAACGCCCGGCCCACCATTGCGGAACTTCCCGCGATCCGTTCCCCGCCGCGCCTTGCCTCGTAGATCGTGGGCCTCGGTCCACCACTCATTTCTCGCCCTCCGCCGGTCTCACCGTCCAGCCCGCCCGGGATTTCCCGCCGGACCGGATCAGATACCGCACGGCCTCCTCTGACACGCCCATCAGAGCGGCGATCTCGTCCACCGGCCCGATAATGGGGTCCTCGCCGGGGCATTCCGCAATGTACTCCCCGCCGATCCGCCCGCGCTGAACGGTTGACGGCTTGACCACCTTCACGGTCCATCCCGCCTTGGACATCTGCCCCGTCCTCGCCATTACGCGGACATAGTTCGCATCATGACCGATTTTGTCCCCGATCTCCCGGGCGGTCCCTTCGATCTCGGGTTCATGCGTCAGGTAATTTTTCGCCCGGTAAATCCCCGCCGACGGCGGACAGCACCCGCGGCGTTTGATCTCGCTCATGCGTGCGCCTCCTCGATATAGTCCAGCTTCTCGTCAATATCCGCCGGAACCGCGTCGGCCCAGACGAACGAGTTTTTACGGATGTACTCGTTATAGTTCGCCGCCGTCCGGTTGGCCCGCATCCGCGCCTGATCGGCCCAGCTCTGCTTTTCCGCGCTGTCGCTCCCGTCGTACTGCTCAAAGGTCAGCTTGTCCGCCTCGTAGCTGGCGATCATGGCCCTGCAGGTGTCCTCCACCTCTTTCAGCGTCCGGTAGTTCGTAGCGTCGTCGGCCTTCTGCACAGCGTAATCATAGCGGTTTCTGAATGCCCGAATCGCAGGCCCGGCGGCGAACGCCAGCGCCAGCAGAACCACGGTCAGAACCGCCGCAAGAATTTTCTTCACAGCTTATTCCCCCTTGTAGGTCACGACGGGATCCTCGACCTCGAACGGAATGTCCGAATACAGATAGTCGCCCGTCCATTCGATATACTTCCCGTCCGGCGTGAAGAAGAAGATCCCGCTGTCGTTATCGCCATAGGTGCCGTCCACGTCGGCGAGCCACTTGTTCGGCTTATAGTCTCTGAAGTCCCCTCCGCCGGTCCCGACAAGCTCATAGTACTCACTGTCCGGCGTCAGAAAAGAGTTGAGAGAGGAGACCTTGCCATCCACGACGAAGGAGCCAACCACGGCGTTCCCGGCGAAGAGAACGATGTAGCCGAGCGGCTTCTCAACCCGGCAGACCACGGACGCGGCCTTTTCCCGCTGGCCGTTGACCCAGTAGGCCCGGCGGATCAGGTTGTACCTCTCCAGCGAAAAGTTGATGTCCGTGGGCGTGGGCTGTCCTGCGGCCATATTATCGGACACGGCCTGCTGAACGCGGGAATCCGTCGCGGACGAATAAGCGGCCGGCGTGCTTCCGCTGCTGACTGTGCAGCCCATCATGGACAGCGAGGCCAGCACAGCGGCGATGATCCTTATGGTTTTCATTGTTTTTCCTCCATTTCCCGGAGCCTTGCCAGCTCCGCCATCATGTTTTTTCGATCCGTCCCCGGCAGGGCGTAGACAGCCGCCTCGTCGTCCGTCGGAAGTCGGAGCTGCGCCGCCTGTACCTCCGTGAACGAATGCCCCGACCGGTCCGCCAGCACCACCGCCAGCCGCTCAACGGGGAAGCCCCGGGAGAGCTCGTCCCCCGAGGCGTAAATGACTTTGATCTCCCGGATGTAGGGATAGGTGATCTCCCCGTGAGCGCCGGTCTCGGTCAGCACCACCGGCCAGCGTTTCCGTGCCATCACGCGCAGGGTGTCTCTGGTCATTTTGGGGCCTCCGTTTCTTCCCTCTTAACCGGACTCATGAACCGTTCGAATTCCTTCATACAGTCGCCACAAAGATCATATTCTTCACTTGAAAACAAGAATTTTCCAAAAAGACGAAGTTCTCTGCGAATTAAGGCCCGCTCCGGCAATTCTTTTTTGCATCGGTTACAAACCAGCATTCTCATTTTTGTTCCTCCTTCGGCGGTATTACGCTCGGCGGGAAACCGCACCCGAAGCAGTATTCATGATACTCAGGCGGTTCCATATGTTCAGATTCTTCCTTCGGCGGTTCGGCGTCCATCTTCGCGCCGCAGTGCGGGCAGTATTGATAAGTATCCGTATCTCCCGGAACAGTATCAAAGCATTCCCAACCGCACAGAGAACACTCAAACAATGTCGGATAATCCCATTTGACGTTATATCCATGTCTCACCGGCTCCACGTCGGCGGCGGGGATGTTCTGTAAATACGAAAACGGAACGGCATCAATCGGCTCTATCTCGACCCCATTGCTTTGCTCAAAAGTGCATTTGCACCGCAGTGCATCGCTCCGCAGAATGTAATCGTTATTCGGCATCGCTGTCCTCCTTCTCGCTTGCATCACCCCTGTTAATTGCTTGCCTTCTTATTTCAAGACTTGTCACTTCGTCCCGATAGTTGGCTTCCATCCAAGCTTTCACAAAAAGCACCGCATTATCAAGGCTCATGTCACTTGCGATTAGCTGACAAAATCTGTCACCTACTCGCTCATAGACTTGAAAAACGTTTTCCCACATAATTACTTCTCCTTCCACTTTATTTCCGCCCCGCATTTCGGGCATACTGCATCGCCCGGAAAAACCGGCGCGCCGTTGCAATTCCCGCACACCGGACCATCATATCCGCGCAAGTGAACCGGCACGGCAGGACGAGCTTTTAGCCATGCGTCCAGGCGTTTTGAGCATTCCGGGCAAAGGTCAATGTCTTGAAACGGCATACCAATCCCCGGATCTTTTCTGATCTGAAATGACGGGAACTTCATTGCCGCCAGCGGGTACGGCATATCCCCGCCGCACTTGTCACATAGTTTCATTTTCTCCCTCCCACGGCGTGTCCCGCATCTGCTCCGGCGAAGGGCGGGAAGTCCAGCACCGCCATTTTTCCCCATATTTACAAAGTTGATCCGTTGTTGAATCTTCCCACTCGATCCATTTTCCGTCGCAATTAACCGCTACCGTCCATCCACAATGAGTGTTTTTCCACTGATACCAAATCCAGTCGTGTGACCGTATCACTTCCTCCCGCGTCATCACCCGCGCCTCCTGCTCTTTCAGCATCTCATGGGCCTTACGCATGATGTACGCACAGAATCGAATATCAAGATTCGTCATATTCTTTCGGTCGCGCATGCCGTTTCCGCAATAGCCGAGTTCCGTGATCACGTCTCGCGTGCCCCACATGCGTTCATCCTCGGCCATCATCTCCGGTGTGATATTCATTTCCACTTCGCCGCCTTTCTCTGTTCATCGGTCGGGCGGGCAGTCCAACACCGCCATGTTCTGTTATAGTTATTGTTCATGTAATCTCTTTCTCCGGATGTAGTATGTTCGATTCCGTAGAAGAAAGTAACGACATGATTCTTTGACTCAACCCAATTTGAAATCGTTGCGGCTACTACCACACAATCAAGTTCATCAAGCCAGACGTCCGTTTTATCTTTAGCGTTTATCACCTCCTCCACCGTCATCACCCTCGGCTCCTGCTCTTTCAACAGAGCGAGAGCGTCAGTGAGTAAAAAATAATCGCAAGAACCTTCTGTAATCTCGATGTGGTAATACGGACAACGCTCAGAACAAGATCCCGGATTAGTACAGATTTCCAGCCCCCGGATCACTTTTTCCTTGTCAGCCATTTCCGTCCCTCCTTTCGTCCGCATCGATCACACGGGCGATCTCGTCGTATCCCGCTGTCTCTGAATCCATTCCGTCGTGCAAAAACTTGTATAGTTCCTTCTGACATTTTCGACATAAATCGATATTGTCAAACGCCAGAAACGGAAAGGTTCGGGCATATACGATCCGGTATTCAAACGCCGGAGCCTGCGCCCAATCCGGGCGGGGACGCATTTCATCCCCGCACCGGTCACAGATCTGTTTTTTCATTTCCCGAACCCCCTCCATCCCGTATAATTCATGTCCAGCCATTTTTGAAGATCCGCATCGGCTTTCGGACCGTAATTGCGCTGGTCAAAACGCCTACGGTCCAGCGCGAACAGGATCAAATCCCACTCTGTCTGGCATCCGTGACGGGATACGCAGGTGAATACCCGCTTTGGCACTTCATACACGAACCTGTCTTTAATGTCCATTGAAGCGGCGTATGCCTGAACCGTCTCCACATTGATGGATCCGGCGTTTTTCAAGACCGGTTCCGGCTCCGAGACCGTCTCCTCTACCGCTATAAGGTCCTCCTCGCCACAGCTCCACAGCGTTCCGTTCGGCTCCTCAACGTTGTACCCGGAAACCTTCACCCACGGCTCACCGCCCTTCCTGTATTTGGCAGTGTGACACGTGAAACCCACTATCTTCCCGGTCACGATGACCCCTTCCTCCGGCGTGAGCGCCACAGTCTGACCGCGCTTGAATGCGTATTTCTTAATCATGCAGGTCTCCTCCCTTTAGTATTCTTACCGCTTCGCGCAGAGTCGCAAGGCTGTACTTGCGCAACGCCCAATGGTTGAGGCTCGCGATAAAGTCCATGCAATCCATTCGCTCCACATGATCCATGGCATCCTGCTCCGAGAAATACAGAGTTTCAGGAGACCCCCAATCTTTCACCTCCACGAAGTAATTTCCGTCAATGTTCATATGAAACTGCGTTTCCCAATTCCCGCGCCGAACATATACATATTTCCGGCCAACCTTTGAGATCGGTAACGGGGTGTACGAGACATCACCGCTCTTTTTGTCGTGGTTAATGCGCCACAGCATATCACCAACATTGAAATCGGTTATCTGCATCCTCACCACCCCTTCCCTATCGAGAAATAAATGCCGTCAATCTCATACGCCGGAATCGGACTCCACTCGTCCCAGTCGTGATACTGTCCCTTCCGGAAATACTGCGCGGGCCAGACCGGACCGTTATAAAACCGCTCTTCGCAGTATGCCCTGCACCATGCCAGCCCGTCCGGATCGTATTCGGCCTCCCATACACCTGGGAATGTGCTGAATGCATAGGACCCGTCCTCGTTGACATGGGAAAGCGTTTCGTACATGGTCCCGCCGTTCAGGTCCCACAGCTGGAGCATCGCATCACACCCGGCCTCGCACAGCGTCATATTCGGCTGCCAGAATTCTCGGTAGAAAATCATGGCAAACAGGTCCATTTCCCACACTTCCATGCTGTGTCCGTCCCAGCCCCATACGGTGGAACACACGTTCCAGTCGATTCCGCCGGGATCAATTCCAATCGGTGGGTGTGCATTGTAATCCACGGTGTCGGATTGCTGTGCGTTGCAGGAGACATTTTTGTTCCCGACATAAATGTCGGTCACATCCGCTTCCCACTCCACCGCCATCTCCTCGTCCGGCCTGTACCACTCCGGCGCGGGTCCATCCCCCTCGGTGTATTCTTCCAGCAGATACGCCGCCATGACGTCCTCCGCGCACGCCGGGGCCATCCACACCGCCGCCTCGCCGCTCTCCGGCATGATCCACGCCACGCCCTCAGCGGGTTCGACGGGCGGGAGGTCGTCGGCGGGACGGGTACCGCCCACTATAAGGGTAATCAGCGCGGCGATTCCGGCGATTACAAACAGCCCGAACAGAATAAACACCGCGCCTATGATCAGCTCGCCCAGATCGGCATCATCCCACCAGTCCCAGAACTTTTCCGCAAATGTTTCGTGCTCATATTCCCTTTTCATTTCACTTGCTCTCCTTTTCCTTTGTCAGCCGAAAACCGGCTTCTTTGTTGACTTCCCGATCTTGACGGCAACTTGCTCAACCCCATTGTTCCGCCATGGCCCTGGCGATGCCGGGGAAGGTTTTTGAACGGATCACCGCCGTTCTCGGATCGTTCCATGCTATCGACTTTCCACGCTCGTCTCTGGCACGGTCAGCGGATGCGTTGATGCTCGCCCCGAAACGGTCTTTTTCACCCGGAGTCTCAATCATTGTCGCCATCAGCGGCGGAAGGTTCTTAAGCCACAGGCATGTCTTTTTTTCAGCCTTATCACCAAACTGCCACGGATGAATGATCTGATCCGGCTTCCTCCACGCCGTTGACATGATGCCGACGGGATTCTCAACCGCGATCCGCTCACAATCCGCCGTTGCCATCATCATGAAGAATACGATAGCGGAATACCGGTCTTTGAACCTTTGCCGCGCGGCGTCACCGTATTTGTCAACCTCAAACCATCGGTTCCCGGTAGTGGTCAGATACGTGCAAGGCGGATGCGCGATAATCAGATCCCACCGCCCGGCCTGTTCGTGCTGCCCCCCCGCCTCATCTGTAAAACTACAGTTTCCGCCCAGGATCGGCAGGCAGTCCCCCAGGATGTGCCATTCCGGATGACCGCCGGAACAGGGCTGAATGTCGCAACTGAACGCCCTGTGCCCCCGTTTCCGGAACGCCGTGCAGACCCGCTGGGATTCTTCACAGGCTATCAGTACGTTCATCCCTGCCCGCCTCCCTTCTTTGCCTTCCCCTCCTCCACCAGCGCGTCGTAGTCCACGCCGATAGCGGCAAGGTCTCTCTTGACGGCCCACAGATCCATCCTGCCCATGCCATCCTTCGTCTTCCGCCCGAACAGCGGCTCCTTGTCGCCGTTGTAGTTGCGGTAATGCTCGTCCGTTTCCACAATCGCGTTGTAGTACCGGGCGAGGCGGACGGGGCCGAAGCCGAACGTGTTGTGCAACGCCATCAGGCAGATCATGTCCAGGTATTCAACCCGTTCATGATGCGCCTGGAGCGTGATACTCTCCGGGATTTTAGCTTTCATCCCTGCTCACCACCTTCCTTGAAAAACTGCCAGCTGTCGCCGTAGGTCCGCTGCAGCGCCGCGTCGAAGAACTCGTAGGTGTCGAAGGACGTTTCCGCAGGCTTGGGCTTCGGCTTGTTTTTGGCCCGCTCTTCCCATCCGCGAAGAACCGCCTTCCAGTTCTTCATGGGTTCGCCGTCGCCGACCGTCCAGCCGTTGTCGTCGTAGAACCGGCAGAAATCCTCCACATCCACGTGCGTATAGCCCTGCTTCACGCAATAGCCCGTTACGTCTGCCAAGGACGGAATGACAAATCCGCTCTTTCTTCCCTCCGTACCTCCGACCGTCCGCGAACCTTCCGCGTCCGTACTGGTTGCTGTTTCTATTGCGTTTTCTTTTTCTTTTGCGTTTTCTGTTTCTGTTGCTGTTTCTATGGGTTTTTTGGGTTTCTCTGGGTTCCTCTGGGTTTTTTGGGTTCCCAAATAACCCACTGGGTTTTCTTCTGGCTTCTTCGGCCTTCCGCCTTTCATCCCGTTCGCGCGGTTCCGTTCGGCGATCGCCTCGTACTTCTCCCGCGCCCGGTCGACGTCCATCTTGATGAACCCGAACGCTATGGCCGCGGCGCCGTCCAGATCGGGGACAACACCGTTCACCGAATATCTCAGCGTCGCCCGGATCACCCGCCCGAACTGCTCGTCCGTCAGACCGGCAAGCGTTTCGAGGTAGGAGTGAAACATCGGGAAATACTTCGTGTCCATCACTTCACCTTCTTCAAAATCGGGTCGATCAACTTCCACGCGTCGGCCAGACTGTACACCACTCCGGCGATGCACCCGGCCCGACGGTATTCCTGCAGGAAAGCGACCTGCTCCGGCGACGCTTTGTTCGGATAGATCTTCGCCTCCAGAAAAACCGGCATCGGACGCCCGTCCGCCACCTTGTCCGCGGGGATCACGTCGAATAGGTCGCTAAACCCTTTCGGCAGACCGTGGACGATGTGCTTGCCGTCCATCGACCGGAACGTGCCCGCGTTTGCCCGGTACAGCTTCACGACGGGCCACATCCCCCGGATCAGCTCGTTCACCAGTTCGCTTTCCCGCATGTGCACCTCCTGTCAGAACGGAAGTTCCTCGTCGTCGCTCAGCGGTTCCCAATTCGACGAGGACGCGGGCGGATTCCCGGCGGGAGACTGATAACCGGGCGGCGTCAGGTTCGGGGACGTGTACCCCTGCCCGTTCGATCTCCGGGACGTATCAAGCGGCTTGTCCTTCGGCTCCGGCATTTCCCCGGAGATGACTTTCTGGATCGCGCACAGCGCATAGGGCCGCGTCGCCGTCTTGATCCGTCCCTCGGATTCGTATTCCTCCCGGTGGATCCCGAGGCCGATCTTCTTCCCCTTGACTTTCGCCTCGTCCCAATCGAACGTGTAGCCGGGATTCGACTTCTCAATGGCCTTGATCGCCCCCTTGAGCATCCCGACCGCCTTGTCCGTCGTAAAGTAGCGCACCGTCCCGCGCCAGCGTTTTTCGCCGTTGGCCGGTCTCTGGCTGTCGAACTCTTTCTTGTAGTACCGGACGTACTCGCCATCGATAATGTCAACGGCAAATTCGATGAACGGGGATCCGTTCATCGTCTGCCCCTCGGCGACGTTCAGGATCACAGCCGGGTACCATCCGGGCGGGATAGGCCGGAAAGCACCAAACTCTATAGTATCAGCGGCGTCATAGCCGACAGGTTTTCTAAGCATTTCAGTTTTCCTCCGTTTCATTGTTGTTGCTTTCGGCGTTCATGCCATAATAGTCCCGGATCGCGGTATCAACCGCTTTGAGGTCGTTGTCAATCTTGATGGGGAACATTTCCATCGGACTTTTTGCCGTCGTGTACCCGTCCGACTGCGTGATGAACCAATGGTTGTTCCCGTCCGTCTGGCAGTACAGGACGATGGAGAACAGCCCTTCAAGCGTCAGCTGCGAGTCGAGCATCTTCCCCAGGGTCTTCGCCTTAATCATGCCCGTGTCCGTCCGCTCGACGTGGTGTAGGAAGTACACGATCACGTCGTCCGGCAGGTCGTTGATGACGTACTGGATCAGGTTGTAAAAGTCCAGCGCGAAGTCGGTGAATTTACCGTAACCGGTTTCTTTTGCCCGGTCGAACGCCGCGAACGTCATGAGATACTGCGAATCGTCCACCGCGTAAACCTTCCGCAGCGTTCCCTTCGCCTTCGCTCGGTTCCAGCTCTGGTACATCACCTGATAGGTGGCGGGCTTGATCACCGGGAGCCGCTTCCGAAACGGCAGGGGTTTCGACGAGACCGAGAAGATCCCGACTTCTTTCTCTTCAAAATTCCGGAGTGACGCGGTTTTTCCGGATCCGCTCTCTCCGATGCACAGTACAGGGATTCCCATGTTATATCCTCCTTGAATATTTATACATTCGCTTATTTCAGCGAGCAGTTTGTCCGCTTCGTAACGCAAGCCCCCGGAACCTTAACTCCGGACTTGATCAGGGCTTTCAGCGCGGTCTTGTTGATCGCCGGTTCCACGTATTTCAGACACTCGTCATACCCTTCGGCCATCAGCCACGTCCGTGCGTCCGCTTCGCTGGTGATCTCCGTGACCTCTGACGCCCGGTAGCTCACCGTCGCCACGCCGAGGTCCGTTTTCTCCCCGGCGCATTCCCGGTCGAGAATCGCCATCACGGACGCCTCGCGCCGCTCCATCCGCTCCCGCCGTTCTTTCAGCCTGGCTTCCTCTGCCTTCACCGCCGCCTGATCCGCCCGGAGGTTCAGCACCACCTTGGCCAGATATTCCAGCACGGCCCGCTTCTCCATGGCCAGCGCGTCCAGCTGCGCGATCACCTCGTCCGCGTCCGCCGGTACTTCCCCGGTCTCCGGATCGACGGTCAGCGCCGCCAGCAGGGTTTCAACGGCCTCGTTGATCTCGTACAGCTTCATACTCTCGCCCCCTTTCCGATGGACGCAAGGCCCAAACTCACCGCCGACCCGATCAGCGCTTTGTAGCGCCGCTGACCCTCCAGCAGCTTCTCCCCGGCAATCCGCATCGCCTCCGCCGCGTCACCGGACCAGTACCAGATCCCGGCCAGGTCCAGCAGCTCCCCGGCCTCGTCCCACCGGTTGCCCTCCCAGCATCCCGCGCAGATATGCCGGATAGACGGCCGCCCGGTGCAGATGTGCTCCTCCATCACCGCCATGTCGTCCTCCGGATAAATCGGATCCCCGCAGTTGTCGCAGGTGCAAATCGGCTCCCGCTCGTCCGAAAATCCGGATTCGTCCTCCCGGATAAAGTCGTCAATCTCCCGTCTTGTCGTCATTTCGCCTTTGCCTCCTTAATTTCTGCAATTCCTTCTCGTACCGCCTGCACCACCCCTCCGGATCGTCGAGACGGCATTCCGGGTACGGGCATTCCAAACAGATCTTCACTTTCTCCGGGTCGCTGTACGGCACCGGCCCGGATCGCTTCGCCGGCTTCACGCCGTCGGGCGTCACCGCGTGCAGCGGGCCGTTAGACCGCCGGATCAGCTGTTCCGCCGAAAGCTCTCTGTAAGGATTCGGACTCTTCATGGCTTCAACTCCTCGAAACCGCCTTTCGGTCTGCTACCCACTTCAAAACCGCCGTCGGATCATACTCGTAGGTGTACTGCGTTGAGCCGGGCCGCTTGTACGCCGTCCCGAAGGGCCAGAGGCCGCGCTGCAGGCCGATCCGCAGGGACAAGGGATCGATCCCCGTTGCCCGCGCCACGTCGTCTGTGGTGAGCTTGCCGTCGCGCCGTCTGGGCCGCCCGTAGCGCAGCTCGTTGGCGTCGCATCCGAGGCACCGCGCCAGACGCACGAGAACGCGATCTGACTGCCTTATCTTCCCGGACAGGTATTTCCTCACCGAGGACGGTTCCGCCCCGATTTCAGCTGCCACGTTCGCCACGGACAGCCCTGCGCGGTCCAGCTCGTTCCGCAGGTTGGACGCGATGCTCATTCCGTCCTCCGCTTCGTCCCGGCCATCAGCTCGTCCATAGTCACGCCCAGCGCCTTGGCAATCGCCGCGAAGGTATAGGCATTAGGGATGGTCCTGTTGTTCTCGAACTGGGACATGGCCCCCAGCGTAACCTGTGCCTCGCCCGCCAGCGCGGTCAGGGTCATGCCGACCGTCTCCCGCCGCTCGCGGATGTTCTCGCCTAAACTCATGTTATATATCCTCCTCTCGTTGATTAACCTGCCTCGTCAGTGCAGGGCGGTTATCCCCTGCAGACGTTCCCGGTTTCCCGGGAAGTCGTTTCGGCTTATTCTCCGTCTTTTTTGGAGACGTTGTCCTCTGTGACGCGGTACGGACTGGGTTCGCCGTCAACAGGGCCGAAAAGGTATTCCTCGATCAGATCCGCGAACAGGCCGTTGAGATTTATCAAATTGTCTTTCCCTATAAGTGCTCTGATCCCTACCAGCCTGCCGATCTTGGAGATTACGCCGTCCTCCGTGTTGGATCCGTCAACGGAGACCCCTTTCCCAACAGCATCACGAAAATCTAAGCGGGTTAGGGTGATCGTGTCGTTTGCGCCGGGCTTCTTCATCTGTTCCGCCCGCCATTTTTCGCGCCGTTCCTCTTTCGTCTCATTCATTTCGGCCAGCATGTCGGCCAGACCTTTCGCAAACTCGTTCATGTTTGCCTCCTGTAAAAAATGTATTTCCCCGTTTCCGGGTGCCTTCGTTCCTCCGGGGCGGGCCTTGCGGCGGCTTGTGATCTTACCATTCCTGCTTCACGATCCGGACATCCTCATATCCTTTCATCCTGAGCTCCCACGCGATGAGAATAGCATCGAGCTCGTTGTCCTTGCAGTTCTTGTAGAAGGGCTGATGATCCTTGTGCGCGATAACCTCAAATAATCTTTTCATTTTTGTATTTCTCCTTTACTTTCGCCTTCCGGCGTGTTATAATGTGGTTGGTGTCCTTTAGTGACTCAATTATAACACACCGAAAGTGAGTTGTAAAGGGGTTTTGCGCACTTTTAGTAAGTTTGCAAGATCGCACAAAATGAGCCACTTACTTTTAGTAAAACTGCACACCAATCAGAGATTCCCATCGATCAGCGCGTCCAAGATCTCCCCGATGCTCCGCCCTGACTTCTCTGCCTCCCTCCGGAGCCGGTCCCGGCTGCTGCTCTTTACGACCGCGGAGATCAGACAGTCCGTGCCGTCGTCGGAAATGGCTCCGAAAATCGCCTCGTACTCATCGCTGCTCAAATTCGCCTCCACCCACTTCCGGGCTTCGTCGAAGGTCAGCGGCTTGATCGCTGAGCCTGGGCCCCACATATCTCCGACGCGCTCCCGGTACGGACTCGCAGCGTGGCCCTCGCCGTAGAGGAAATACTCGCCGGTTTTCTTGCGGTACAGCGTCTCTTCGTACCACTTATAATCGCTTTTCCCGTAGTGGGAGGCGCCGCCGATCTCGCGTGCCGTCTCCGTGTCGTACTGCTTGCCGTTGATGTACTTTTTCATGATTCGTTCCTTTCTGCCCTTCCGGGCTGCTGATGGATGAATCGCTCAACCCTGCTTTTTATGCAGGATGTCGTAGAGCTGACGCTTGGCGTCCAGATCCTCGCCCCAGTTTCTAACGTAGACCACGATGGTCTTGGTATCGGGATCGTAACTGTCCGACTTCGTCATGCAGCCCTTCAGCAGTTCCTTGTACAGGCCGTAGAACACGCGGACCTCGCCGTAGTATCTGCCCTCGTCGCCGTTGGCGTCCACGAATGCCTCGTACTCGGCGTCGTCCATGGAGTCCAGCCATTTCGTGGGGCTCTGGAATTTGGTCTCGTCGATGTCGGCCACTTCTCTGGCCTGCTCGGGGTGGAACTGAGGGACATAGTAGATTTTCATTTTGATTTGCTCCCTTCCTTGATTGCACCCTTATTATACCGCAGACATTATATAAAGTCAATTGTCAATCTGTACATACTTTATATAAACTCTCTGTATAGAATGCACAGTTTATATAAACTCAACCGCAACGGCAAAAAAGGCCCCCGGGCGCGCGTCACTCCCGGGGGATCTTGTTATTGACTTTGAATCCGCCTCAGAATCCCGGCGTAAAACCGGGGTTCCGTGGCCCTGAGTGTCTCCATCGCTTCATCAATCACCGCCCACACGTGATCCGCGTCCCTATGCGCTATCAACTGCAGGAATTCCGAATCTCCGTGCTCGCCGATGACTGTCTCCACGATGGCCGCGGTTGCGGGAGCCGCGTCGCCGTAGCTCCCGACCGCTTCTTCTTTGCCCAGGTCGTCCCGGGCGATGATAAACGCGGCCAGGTCCCGGATCTCTCCGACGGTCTGGTCCCGCTTGTTTTTGATCTCTGCGATCCGCTCGTCAAGCTCCCGGCGTTCCAGCATACGCCGCCCCCGGGATTATCCCTTGCGCAGGTGGCGGGCCGCCTCCCGGAACGCTTTCGACTGCTCCGGGGTTCCCATGCCGGAGGACGCCATGCGTTCCAGCTCGTCGGCAAGAGCGGTATTGTCCCCGCCGTAATTCCCGCCCGCATAGTACGGACCGGGGTACCAGCCGTAACCGGGATAGCCGGTATTATACCCGCCCATCATGGGCCGGGAACCGTCCATGTAGCGCCCCCGGGAATCCCGCCGACGTGCGCCGTACTCGCCGGCGTCGTCGTCCTCGCAGATTTCGCACAGTTTCAGCCATGCGGACGCGGTTTCCTTGATCGCAGAAATGTTGGAAAGCGTTGCATTCTTGTCCTCTTCGGCAATCCGATGGGCGAATTCGCCGACCATTTCCTTGATCTTTTTGAAGTCTTCGATATGCTTGTCCATGTTTCCCCCTTATCTGATCCGCCGCGTCCCGGCGTAGTCGAACGTCAGAGTGCCGTTCAGGACCTCCGAGGGCTGCGTCCCGGCATTGACCACCGCCACGCTCTCGCACCCGCACAGGGACGGAACGCTGACGATGATATCCGTTCCGAGGTTTCCGGAGATTTCTGCCGCCGTTGGCGTGTACCGCATGAGGGATGCAGGATCGATCACACCGTCTACGGCCAGCGCGAAGATGATTTCCGCAACCGTTCCACCCTCCGGAATCTGCGCGTTCAGGTGCACCCCGACCTGATAGTCCGTCAGCCAGAGTTGGCGACAGCCGCACCCGCAGGAGCACCGCCCGTTGTTCGGCGCGTTGGAGGCCAGCAGAAACACCCCACCGGACCGCTTGTAAATCAGCCCCTGATTGCACGGGCAGGTGTTGTCCGGCCATGCTGTCGGGGTGTTGGGCGTCACGATCTGCGGGACAAGAATACTGTATTCAGCCGCCATTCCGTCCCCCCTTACGCCACAAGACCGGCATTGCCGGGGCAGCAGCAGGTGTTGGGATTGCGCTGGCAGGTGAAAATGGGCGTGTTTCCGTAAACCGGAGTGGACCCCACCGGGCAACGGCTCAGACGGTCATAAACGCCGTCGATGATGGTGGCGTTCTGCGCGATCTGCGAAGCCTGTCCGCGGGCGTAGAGCAGTTCGGAGCGGAGCTGCGCGATGGTATCATCTTTCGCCGCCGACCGGATCTTCTCGTTGTCCAGCTCAAGCTGGCACAGCTTGTCGAGAATCTTCTGAGTGTCCGCGTTGCCCGAAGCACGGGAAGCCGCCGCCTCCGCCTGAATGACGTTCCGCGTCTGGCAGCTGTCAAGCCGCGCGTCGCTGGAGCCCTGCGCGATCTGCGTCTGCAGGCCGAACGCCGTCTGCATATTCGCCATCTGCCGCCCGTTGGCCGCAGTCTCGGCGGCATAGAAACCGTCCCTAACCGCGCCGGTGATACCGTTGCCGGTCTGACAGATAGACTGCTGGATAGCCGCCTGTCCAAGCTGGACGTCTCCGAAACCACGGTTGACGTCGCCGCGAAGTCCGTCGATCTGCGTGTTGAGGTACTGGTCGCGGAAACCGTCGGAAATGTGCTGGGAGTTGTTGAGCCACGGGTAGAGGTAGTCGAGGCCGTAGCCCGCACCCATGCCGCCGCCGAGGCCGCCCATGAGCCACGGCATCATGCCGCCCATGCCCCAGCCGTTGCCGCCGATGAGCAGGACGAGAATGAACCACGCGAACCAGTCGCCGCCCATTCCGCCGAACATGCCGCCGTTTCCGCTATAAGCGGGCGCCACGGGCATATAGAAGCCGTTGCCGTTGCTTTCATCAGTGATTGCCATGTTCTTTCCTTTCGGATGTGATGTATTCTTCACCGCCTGTGCACCGACGGTTGAAGCCGTATTATTTCATGAGTCCCAGCATCTTGAAGATCTGCTGAACCCGTCCCCCGCCGATCTGCCCGGAGCGGAGGAGGTATGTCGTGATTTCCCGCGGATCGTTCACATTGATCCCCTCCGGAATTTTCATCCCGTACCGGCTGAGATACGCCGCCGGGTTCTGCCGGATGTTGCCGACCTCCTGCCGTACCATATCCGGGGTGATCTGGGGTAGGTTTTTCTGAAACGCTTCATCTGTTGCGGAGTGCTTGATTTGCTCCCCTAATTTGTCAAACAGTCCCATTTTCCTCTCCCTTCGTCATACCTCGGATTGTCTCCGCAATCAGCGCGGATAGCTCGTCCCGCCGGACAAACAAGGATGGATCGATCTTCGGCACGGGCGGTTCCGGAGGCCTCCGGTCGTAAATGATGTCCGTGTGCTCCCCGTTTGCCAGCATGTCGCGGATCACGATGTGCTGATCATCTTTGGTCATGTACATTGCCGCGGTCCCGGCGTTCTGCGGAATGCGGTCAATGGCTTCGAGGCTGTCCGCCTGAATAATGTCCGCGTGGCGGGTGGGCGGGGAAATCATCTGCTGTCCCTGCGCCGGGGCCGACTGCTGTTGGCCCATGTTCTGCCCGCCCCTCTGCTGCATCATCCGGACGTACATAGGGTCCTGTTCCGGCATCTGTCCGACGAAATCCTGATGCCAATAACCGAACTGGTCAATCATATTTAACTACCTCCTTTTATTTTCTGTACCAGTAGAACAACGGAACCTCGCTCCCGCTGTCCCATGCATCAAACCAGTCTCCCCCGATGATGGCAATGATGTGGGAGTCCGTCGCCACCACGTAGACGCCCCGGGGATGATCCGCGGCGAAATCGGCCACGGTGTAGCAGTCCGGGCATTGATCCGAAAGGGCCTCCCGGTGGAAGCCGTTCATTTTCAGAATCGCCCACAGAACCGCCTTGTTGTTCTGCATCAACCCCATTGCCTTGCCGTTTTCGTACAGCAGATCATAGGCGTCCCCCCACGGAATCCGGAGCACGGCGGACAGCGCACGGGGCGCACAGTCGTCCGTGGAAAGCCGCCACGGGTTCGGGTTATACGGCCTCCACGCCATATCACAGCACCTCCCGCGCCCGGTAGAGAAATACGCAAGCCTGTTCAACGGTCATGGGGTTATTCAGCCCGAGAGTTTTACCGTCGCCCCGAAGAATTCCCCGCGACACCGCCCACTGAACCGCATCCCGCGCCCAATCGTGCGGGGTGTCCCCGTCCCCCGGTACGCCGGTGCCCGAAGGGTTTAGAATCTTCGTGACGGCGTTCGCCAGCTCCCCGAGGCGGTTGTACAGCCAGTCCCCGGGGCAAGCCTTGTTCGCAAACCAGCGGTGAACCGTCAACAACATTTCGTTCGGTTTGAGGTCGTAGTCCAGCGCGATGTCCCGATCTGGAATCCAGATCAGCCAGGACTTTCCGTTGCGGGCGCAGATGTCCGCGCACAGCCGCACGAGGGAATCCCAGACTGCCGCGTTCATGGCGTAGGGATTTGTGGTGTCGGACGCGCATTCGATTGTAACGGCCCGGTTGTCGTTCTTCGCGTCGGAGGAACACCACGAGCGGTTTTTCTCCGATACGTACAGCGCGACGCGCCCGTCCGCCCCGATTCCGTAGTTGGAGGACGCCTTACGGTCCGAGTCGGCGAACATCTCCCCCACGCTCTCGACGGAGAACTGACCGACAACGCAGTGAGGCGTGATCCGGTCGATGGTGTGTGTCCGCGTTCCGGAATGGTTCGGGCTGTATCGGGTGTATGTCACAAGGGGACTGCAGGTGTAGTCCATCAGTCCCCCCCGCTTTCTTCTTCCGGAAGTCCGGCCAGCGACGTTAGCAGGGACAGGATTCCCGCCAGAAGCGACACCGACGCCACACGGAGCCAGTCCACGTCAGACATGGCCGCTCCCACGCCGATCATTGACACCGCCGCCTGTGCAACGGTTTTTAGCGCACGGATTCCCGCGCATTTGATCCACGATTTCCAGTTTCGCATGTCAAACCCTCACTTTCCGTCGGTTTCGGCCTTATCCAGCCGCTTATATATGGTTTTAATATCGTTTTGCATCACCGGTATTTTTTCCGCAAATCCGTTGTGTTTCCGAACCTCCCGGGTCAGCTCTTCGATTTTGGTATCCGTCACGGCTTGAAACTTTTCCAGTTTGGCGTTCAGCTTCTGGTCGTCAATTTCTGACTGCCGTTTCAGCTCGTTTATGATGTCCTGATTGGACTTTCGCACCGTCGCGACAACGGTGACGATCACCCCGATCAGGGCCAGCACCCCGGAGACCGCCGCCGCAATAATAGTGGTCATGCTTATACCCCCATCACCGGATCCACCCCGGCCTGCTCAATCTCCAATGTCACGCCGTACCACTGTTCCACGCCGTCCGCGCCGTATTTGAAGGATTTGAACTCCGGCATCCCAACATAACAGGGATCGGACCGGTCACCGTCCACGGAGGGCCAGCGCACCGTCAATGTGATGTTCCGGGAGATCATGGATTTCAGTTTCCGCAGGTCCGCCACGGACAGCCAGCCCGTCGGGATCTCCAACCGGTTCTTGACGCCGATAACGTCCATCACCGTCTTGCCGGACGCCATGACCGCGCGCTCACCCAACAGCTCAGGCGTCCACGTGAATTCCAGATCGGACAGCAGAGTCACGCTGTCCCTGCCGTCCGTGATGATAATTCGTCTCATGCCGGTTGTGAAACACCTCCCGTAGTGGGGCGCCCCTTCTGGAACGCCGTGCGCTGCAGCGGATCATAAAGCGCCGACGCCGCGACGTCTCCGTCCAGGACAAGGTTGATTTTGACGGGTTCCCCGCCGCCCCGGTACTCGTTCGCCGCGAACATGGAGGAGATTCCCGCCGCAGAGGATTTGCCGATGGCCGAATCCTCGAACCCGATCCGCGCCGTGTCGGTCAGCCGCTGCACGTCACGGTCGACCTGCGATTCAAAGCCGCCGAACGTGTCTCCCCATCCCTCGCGCAGACCGAGGACCATATTTTCACCGATCCCGGCAAACACGGTAGACGGGGAGTGGATGCCGAGCAACCCCAGCACGCCGTCCACCAGCCCGCCGACCTTATCCTCGAACCACGACGTCAGCCCCGACCACGCGGAGGCAATGCCGGATTTCAGACCTTCGACAATGTTTGTACCGACGCTCTTGAACCATTCCCACGCCGCTTCGAACGGCGCCTTGATTGCCTGAACGCCCTTGTTGCCCTCGTCGCTCAGCATGGAACTCAGCGATCTGAAGGGCGCGACGATGATTTCAACAATGTTCGAGAAAAATTCCTTGATGTTTTCCCACGCGGCCTTGAAGCCTTCGACCGCGCCGGTCACGTCGCCCTTAATCAGGGAAACGAACGCCCCGAACCCCTCCTGCAGGAATGTGATAACGTTCATAGCCGCGTTCCACAGGTTGCCGAAGATCCGGATTACGGCGTCTATTGCAATTTGGATACCGACGGCGAATACCGACGCCAACCACTCAATGACGGGCTGACACACGGCCATGAATTGATCGATGGACTGTTTTGCGTTGTCCGCAAACGCGTGGAACGCCTCAGCCGTCTCGGACAGGGACGGTCCTGCGGTGTTCCACAGCTCCGCGATTTTGTCCCCGAACCCGGAAAATGCGTCGGCGACGGCGGTAATGATCCCGGACAGACTGCCGGTGAAAAAGCCGAAGAGGTCCCCGATGAACCGCGCCGCCTCCTCGATCAGGCCGACCGCGCCCTTGTTGTCAAACCCGTCGATAAATGTTTTGATCCCGGACCCGATGCCCGAAATCAAGTCTCCGGTGACCGAGGCTATGGTGCGGAAAAAGTCCGCCGCGTTTTTGGCGATGTCCCCGATGATCTCCGCCACCTGACTTTCCGCGAACGCGTTCAGGAATTTTTTGACGCCGCCCCCGACGCCCTCAATAATGTCCGCGCTCCCGGTCATGATCCCGGAAATCAGGTCTTTCGCACCTTCCGCCAGCTTGCCGATGATCTCCGCCAGCGCACCGCTGTCCACAAACGCGCCGATGAAATCCCCGACAACCGCCGCGACGCCTTCCATAACGTCAACCGCCGCACCGCCGAACGCGCCGAAAAGATCAGCCGCGCCCCCTGCGATCTCGGTAATCAGCCCGGCAATGTCCGCCGATTTGAACGCATCAAGAAACCCCTTGATTCCGGATACCGCGACGCCTATTTTGGTCTCGTTGACCAGCTCGAACGCCCCGAACAGGTTTTTTGCGCCGGTCGCAAACCCGTTGAGGTCGGGCAGTTCCACGTTTTTGAATGCGTTAAAAATTTCTTTAAGCTTGTCCGCGATGCCTTGCATAGCGGGCGGAAGTTCAATATTTTCTAACAGACCAGTGAATTTTTCCTTGATGAACGAACCGAGTGTCGCAAAAACGTCCCTCAGTCCTCCGCCGCCGTTTATGGTATCCGTCAAACGGGAAAACAGATCGGCCGCCACGTCTACCGCCTCTTTCAGCGGTCCGGAAAACTTTTCGTAGATGGCCGTCTTAAACCCGTCGAACGCCGACTGCATCAGCGTGATGGACCCGGGCAGATTGTTGTTCATGATGTCGGCCATGCGCTCCGCCGTTCCGGACGAGGATTCCATGGCTTCCTGAAACGCCTTGACCGCTGTCGTGGCGTCCTCGAAACTCATATCGTAATCCGACATGAGGTATTCGGTAAGCTCCTCCGCGCTATGTCCCGCCTCTGCGAAGTTGAAGGCCATCTCACCCAGCAGATCGTCGACAGTCCACGCCTTGTCTGCGTATTTGTCCCACGCCACACCGGAATTCAGGACCGATTCCGCAACCTCTTCCATGCTGAACGACGAATTATAAGCCGCATCGGACAGCTTGTTAATGTCCTCCGGAGCGGCGTTGACCAGCGCCAGCATGCCGGACATGGCGTTTTGCCCGAAGATTGTGGCCGCGTATTCCGCCTGTTCTGCCTCGGACAGCCCGGAGAACGCCCGCTGAAGTTTGGCTACCGTTTCACTGAACGCAAGCGCGTTCCCGTTTTCGTCCTGCAGGGCCGCGTTGTACCATGTGGCTTGATCTACCTGATCTTGTTTGGCTTTTTTCAGCAAGGCATTGGAATGGGCCAATTTATCCTGTGCGGCGACCAGTTTTTCATGTGCCTTCACGGTTTTTTCCGACCCCGCGCCGTTCTCGGACAATGCCTTGTTATAGGCCGCCTGAGCCTTTTCCACGTTTTTCGTAGCCTTGTCTACCGCAGCCATTTCATCGGCCAGATCGTCCAGATCATAAGCGAAGTCCGCCGCCGCCTCAGCATGGTCGGAAAGCCCCAGTTTGTCAAGGGCCGCCGCCACCTTATCGGACGGGTTCGCCAGCTGTGAAATAGCCATACGGAGCGCGGTACCGGCCTGAGACCCCTTAATACCGGAGTTCGCCATGATGCCGATAGCGGTTGCCATATCCTCCACGGAGTAGCCCATCGCCCCGGCCAGAGGCGCAACGTATTTGAACGTCTCGCCCATCAGCTCCACGTTAGTGTTGGCCGCCGAGGATGCCGCCGCAAGCACGTCCGCGAAATGCCCGGAATCAGCCGCCGTCAAACCGAAGGCGGTAAGAGCGTCGGTCACAATGTCGGAGGTGGTAGCAAGATCGGTGCCTGACGCCGCCGCAAGGTTCATAATGCCGGAAATGCCGTCGACCATCTGCGACGCGTCCCAGCCCGCCATGGCCATATAGCCGAACGCGTCCGCCGCTTCCGTGGCCGTAAATTTGGTCGTGGCCCCCATCTCTTTTGCTTTGTCGCGCAGAGTAGTGAGTTCGTCGCCTGTTGCCCCGGAAATGGCCGCCACATTAGCCATGGACGCGTCAAACGACATGCCGGTCTCCATGGCCGCTTTGCCGAAGTCCACAAGCCCGGACGCCGCGCTGGTGATAGCGCTGGACGCAAGGTTCCCGACGGCGACAGCCCCGGCCGAAAGTCCGCTCCCCAGCCCCTGAATAGCCCCCTGCGCCTCCTGAATCCCGGACATAAACCCGGATGAATTCAGGGAAATGGTCGCCTGTAAATCAAATATGTTCATGTGTTATTGTCAACCCCGCTTTCCCGGCGATGTCCGCGATGATCGCCTCCGCCGTCCGGTTGTCCGCTGGTTTCGGAGGACCGTTCAGCCCGGCCAGCTCCGCCCAGCGGTTGGAAATCGTCCGACCCCCGCCGATCCGCGCCGTGTTTTCCGCGATCACCTGCGCCGCGTCGGTCAGGTACACCCGGAAGGTCTCCTCCCGCACGTGCTCCTCCCACGCGGCCCGCGCGTAACGAAGAAAAGAGGGGATGGATCTTATCCGTCCCCTCTCATAGAAGCGGCAGACGAACCATCCGCGGACTTTTTCGTCGCCGCCGACCCAAAAAACAGTTCGTGAATCGTCGGGTCGTTCAGAATCCGCATCAGCTTCAGCGGGATCATGGCCGCGCTGAGCTTGCCGGACTGTTCCTCGACGGGAACGCCGTCGTCAATGGCGATCAGCCGGGCCACGTTGTCGCGGTGCTTCGCCAGCATCAGCCGCGCCAGCCCGATCACCGTCATGCCGCTTTTCTTCCCGGACATTGCCGCCGCGATTTCCGGGTCCGACACGATGGGTTCAATCTCCGCGATCACCGCGTCCAGAATGTCCCACGCGTCGTCCCGCGCTTCTGTGATTCTTCCCATTTTGTCAAGCCTCCTTTATTTTGCGCCGGATCAGGTAGGCTCCGCGGTGCCCGCCTGCACGTACATCTCGAAGGGAACGGTGTCCTGCGCGTTGATGGACGTGTGGCCCGTGAAGGTGAACGCGAACTTCCCCTTTTCGCCGTCGGTAGTCACGAGGGAGAAGCCGCCGGTGGACAGCGCGTTGATGATATGGCACGCGATAAACCCGCCTTTGGTCGCGCCGTTCTTGTCGGAGTAGTCGCCTACCACCCAGATGTCGCCGAAGTCGCCGGTGGAGTCCGTCGGGTCAAGGTCCATGTCCGGCGTGATCTTGCCGGAAGTCACGGTGGCCGCGCCGATCAGCTTTTTCGCCGCCGTCTCGTTGATGGTGACGAGCGTGCCGTTCACCTCGACGGTGTAGCCGGTGATCTTTTTCAGCTCCTTCGTATTTTTCGGGCAGTTGTCAATGTCCTCGCCCATGTCCGCGTATTCGGGAACGCAGGTGACGGTCAGGCCGCCGGTAGTCGCGCCGAGAATGTCCGCCTCGTCCAGCGTGCCGGTGCCGGGGGTGAAGGCGGTGGCAATCACGCCCGCGTTCATCTGCAGACTCTGGAAGGTGGTGGTGGGAATTCTGGTAAATTTCATTTTTTCACCTCATGCCGGATCATTCCGGCGTATTCCAGCGCACGGTCACGTTGAAAACCTTGCGCTTGATTAAGTCGTCGTTTTCGTCGCCCATGGACAAGGCCCACGGGGACCCGCGTGTAATCCATCCGGAGCCGCCGTCGCAGGGGATCACCACGCCGCCCCGCCCGATAACGGAAGAGATTTCCTCCGTTTTGGCGTTAATCGGCACCCATGACGAATCCCGATACCACAGCGAGACGGTCAGGGCCACGCCGTAGTCCGAAAACGCGTCCGTCCCGAGCTGGTAGGTCAGCCGGGGAAACCCGGGATCGCTGGGACCATCCGGAACGCTGTTTTCTTCATATGCCGGGACGCCGAACCCGGACCAAAACGAATGCCATGCCGCCGCTTTCGTCATGTGGAATCCCCCTTCGGCGTGAAATCCTCGGCGGTCACAACCTGAAAGGAAAATGTGGCCACATCCGGCGTCTTTTTGTCGTTTCCGTTGGACGTGATCCGGAGAATCTTCCCGTCGCTGTCCCGCTTCACGATGGTGTGGAATCCCAGCGGCACCCCGACAGGAGCGTGCAGGGTATAAAGGGATGACACCCCCGCGGCCGCGCCGGTACGGGCTTCCATGGTGGTGTCAAAAGTGACGTGAGCCTCAAACTCCGCGCCGTCAACATATCGGTTATAGTAACCGCCCTCCCCGTCAGGGGTGGGAATTGCAACGAGGAAGTGGAACGGCTCATACATTTCCCGAAACAGGTTGTCGTTCATATCTTCCTCCACCGGTTGATCCGGGCCGCAAATGGGAGCCGGGGATCACGCCATGTGGTCGGCACGTCCCCGACGCCGGTTTTTCGCTGATACGTGTACCCCGCGAAACTCTCAGAGGTATATGGGCCGGACAGCACTTCCGCCGTGGCCGAAGCCAGAGCCGCCGCGCTGTCACGCTCCCATGCGTCGATGTCCTTCTGCAGGGCCACAAAGTCCGGTGGGATCGCAAGAATCCAAACGGCCCCGGAAAACTCCTCGTCCGTGAACTCCCCGTGCGGGTATTCCCACACGCCGTCGTTGTGGGTGGACCCGACAATCCGGATCCACGTCCCGGGCTCGATGCCGTCAAGCGGCGACAGCTCGCCGTTCAGGACCGTGAACTTTCCCCGGATGACGCCGCGCGTGAACCAGTTCCGGCACTCCGCGCACAGTTCGCCCATGGTCATAGTCTGCCGCCGCTCCTTTCGTTAGGTTTAGGTGGTGGGTGTCGTTCCACCGGAAGTCGTTCCGACGGTGATGTTGGCGATACCGTCGAGGTACTCCGCCCACAGGGCCATGCCCATCAGCGCGAAGGACTCGCCCACGGCGGTGCCGTAGTTGCCCTGCGCATGGAAGCCGATCAGGTTGGTCTCGCCCTGCACGGTGTAGTTCAGACCCAGCCGCGCGTATTCGGAATCGCCCGGATCGATGTAGTACAGGTCGATGTTCTCCACCGGAGTAGCAAGGACCTTGTTCCGCGCGATCTGGGTGGCGGGCAGGAGGAACAGGGTGGAGTAGCCGAGGAAATCCTGAATGTAGGTCAGGCCGAATGCGTTCTGCACGCCGTCGGTAATGTTGGCCGCGCCGAGGTAGTCGTAGGCGTCAAGGATGTTTGCGAAGCCCACGATGGCGGTCACGTCCTTCTGGATGGTGGCGAATTTGTTCAGCACCTCGCCCTGCGCTTTTGCAAGCGCGGCCTGCCACGTGGCGGCGGTGCCGGTCAGGGAGCCGGTGTTGAGGAAGGTGTAGAACTTGGTCAGCACCGCGTTCTGCAGCTTGGTCAGGAAAGCGTCATCGGACTTTTCGACGGCGATCTCCGCGCCGTAGGTGGTCACATCCTCGATGGGGACCGCCTTAGCGTACTTCTCGATGGTCAGGTCCGCTTTCATAACCTCCGCAATGGTGGCCTTGGAATAGGGGATCACGCGGCCAGCGGCGACGTTGCCGGATTCCAGCGTGACGTCGGCGGTGTAGGATACCAGCCGGGAGCCGGGAGCCTTGCGGATGGGACGCATGATGCCGAGGATGTTTCTCAGCGCCTCCCAGTTGTCGCCGAACCGGGTAACGAAATCGACCTCGCGGGCCGTGACGTTGGTATAAACGTTCGGCAGGGAGTCGCGGGGCTGGGTCAGGGTTTCAACTTTAGATGCAGGCATTTGAATGCCCTCCTTTACAGCAGATCAGGATTTTCGGCCAGAGCTTTCTGCCGCTCCGCCGTGGACAGGACATAGCGTCCCTTGTCGTCCTTTTTGTAGATTTCGGCGCGGGTCATTTTGCCCCCGCCCGCGTTGGTGTTGGGGTGCGGCGTGTTGGCCCCCGCGGTGCCGGTCGTGACAACCAGCCCCTTGAAGGTGCCGCCCACCAGCTCATCCAGCGCCTTTGTATCCTTGAACTTCTCCCCGTCCAGCTCCGCCGCGTCGATTTCAGCAGCCGCGCCCCGGACGGCGATTTCAAGGTTTGCACCGGTGATTCCTTTCCCGGTGAAATAAGCCCTTGCCGCCGTTTCCTTGGCCGCACGGGTCTCCTTTGCGGTGACACCGGCCTTGTAGTCCTCGAAGTCTTTGTGCTCCTTCTCGTACTTGGCCTTATAGTCTCCGCCAGCTTTCAGGCCGTCCAACTCCTTCTGAACGTCCGGAAGCTTCTCGGCGTCCGCCTTGTAGCCGTCGCGCTCCTTCTTCAGCGCGTCTACGGTCTCGGTGTGCGCTTCAATGATCTGGTCGATTTTGTCCGCCTCAATGCCCAGAGTGGACAGGTATTTTCGGGTAAGTGCCATTTCGATCTCCTTTTCTTCGGGCGGCATTTCCTCGCCGCTTTGATCTTGAAGTAAAAAGAGCCGACGCGTGAAAAAATCACGTTTCGGCTCAATGGCTCTGGTGTGTGGGTGATATTCAGTTTTTACGTCCAGCCAGCCGGATGTAGCGGAAAGGGATCTCCCCCCGGCACCCCCGGCACCACAGGAATATTTCTCCGCCCCGGGGATCGTGTACCAGCCCCGCCGTATCCCCGGCCCGGCACAGCACCTTCCCGCATACGGGACAGCGGATGTTTTTGCGCAAATCTATCACCCCCATTCGTATGATAGCACGTCCCCGGCGGGAATGTCAAACCCGCGGTCAGGCGTTCAGAAGCGAATCTTTTATCAGTTTCTTGTATTCGTCAGCGTGGTTCCCGGCGGCATCGTGCAGGTAATGTTTGCCAACGATCCCCCGGGAAGTACCGAACTCCTGTGCCGCCGCGTATTCCACATTGGTGCCGATCACCGAAGATGACGCGTCCTCCTTGTGGGTGATGGAGTTGCGGAGCCGCCCGGTGTCCACGGGGGCCTTTTCCTTCGCGTGCCCTTCCGCCGCCGCCCCGACAGCCCACAGCGCCCGCTCGATGGCGTTTTTCAGCGCCGCCAGCACCTCCGGGGAATTGTCGGTGATCTCAACCTTGATGTCAATGTTTTTCGGCTCCGGCATTACTTCACCCTCTCTCCGTCAATCGTGACGTGCACCGCGTTCTCTTTCCCCTTCGGAAGGTTGGAGGAGAACCCATCTACAACGGTGATCAGTGAACACCGGCAGTTGTATATTTGCTCCGCCGGCCCTCCCGGATCGCCCGGATATTCGCACCCGTTGGAAAATACACCATCCGGATCCGCCGTCTCCCCGTCCATGGCGAGGTGACTGTCACGCGTCCGGGAATCGTGAGTGCACATCCATTTCTTGCGGGTATGCACGCCCCATTCCTCGGCTCGCTCCATACCCTGCACCCGCCCGGCATTCTCGCACCCGGTCGCCATGGTCCGGGCTGTCCGCACCGCCGCCGCCTGATTCATCCCCGTCACCCTGGACAGCCGCTGGGCCATGTGCGGGATGCTCTCCCCCTGTACAATGCCCTGTGTCACCTGCGCGTTGATGTTGTGCACGTTCCAGACGGTCATGTCGAGGTCGGACGGGTCGGCCTTCGGCGGCAGAAGCAGGTCTTCCCCGTGTTCCAGAAGCCGCGCCACCGTGTCCGCGTCGCAGAGATCAAACCGGATACCGACCCCGCTTGAAACGGCCGCGCTGTTGACCTCCCCGGCGGTAAAATTGTAGCCGTCCGCGAAAGCAGGAATCCGCTCCCCGTTGACGATCTCCGCCGCCCGCCGTCCCGCGTCCGCGTATTGCCTCGCCAGCTCCTCCACCATGTCCCGGTAGTACGCCGATCCATAGGTAACGGATTTCAGATGCGCCTTGTATTTCGCCTCTGCTGCCCGCTTCTCCTCCGGCGTTTTGGCGTTGTCGATGGCCGCCCGGAGCTTTTCCGCCCGCTTTTCCTGCCGGGCCATGTAAGCGTCCCACTTGCCCCGCATTTCCTTTTCGGCTTCCCGGTACAGGTCCGCGATTTGCTTTTCCAGCCCCGCAATTCGCTCGTCGTTGGTCATTTCAAATCTCCCTCGCGGCACACCGTCCCCGTCTCCGGATCATACACCCATCCCTCCGGCGGACAGGGCTTTATAAACCGCGCGTCTCCTTCCTCCCGGGCATCATACCCCCAGCCCTCGAAGACGTAATCCGGAGCGTTGACAAGGCACCCGTTGTCCGGCGGCATTTTTTCGACATGCGGCGTCCCCGGGGACACGTCAAGGGCCACCGAATTCCCGATCACGATAAACCGTTTCATGCGCACCTCCTAAAATTCGCGGAGAATTCGTCAGAATTCCCGGTCCGCCTCCGTCACGCAGGACAGCCCGCCGTTGTACTCAATGTCCAGCCCCGTGACCACGGCCCGGTCGTCGTTGCGGAACGCGTCGGCAATGACTAAGGTGTCCCCGATCTCCACCGCCGGGTCGCACCGGTTCTTGACCGCGTATTTCTTCCGCCGGTTCGCCATGACGAGAAGCCAGTCCGCCACCGCCTGACCGTTGACCGCCGCCACGCAGGGGTTGTCGTAGGACGCCACGGCGGACCCGGAATCCTCGGCGATCCCCGCGTGATATTCCTCCGTGGGATCCTCGCCGCCCTCGCCGCCTTCCTGCAGTTCCCGATGGACCGTCAGCGTCACCCCGGTATATTCCTCCGCAATGGACACCCCGGACCACCCGTACAGCTCGTCCGCCGTGATGTCCCCGTCCTCCTCCTCCGCCGTGACGATCCGCCGGAATCGGAGCACATTGTCCCGGTCGAACCAGCACGTGGCCCGGGCGGCCTGTGCCAGATACCGCAGGATCGTCCGCTTGTCGTGGGTGTCCCGCACGGCCACGGATACCAGCTCCGCTTCAAGCCCGCCGTAGTCCACCTCATAGTCCGTCCCGTAAAGCGCGCGCGGAACCGCCTCGTCCAGCCGCACCGTCTCCTCCTCCGCCAGCACGGACGGATAGAATTTCTGATTCGCCAGCTGATAGCACGGATCGTGCGCCGTCACCTTGGCAAGGAGCCGGTTGTCCCCGATCTCCGCCTTGGTGACGTAGAACATCCCCATCGGAACGATCTCGTCCCCGACCTTGATCCGTGCCGTCAAGACCTGCCCGTTCCGCCAGTACTGATAGACCCCCTCGGGACTGAGCACGTTGAACTCCCCGTCGGAGTTGTCGAAGGTGAAGACAATCTGCTTCGCCGGGAAAGCGGAGCCGTCCGGGGCCATGCCGTACTTGATCCGGGCTTTCTGGATGGAATCCCGGCTGAAATGCTTCGACACGCCGAAATCCACCTCCGCCAGACGGAGCATCCGGAGCGGTCCGTTCGTGCCGTAGAACGTGAACTCCACCGCCCGGTATCCCTGCACGAAGTGGTGGAAGGACCAGCCGGTTCCATCCTCTCCGGATCCGTCCGGCACCGCCTCCGCCTCGTCGATCACAGCCCCGCCCGCGTCATAGCACACCGCCCGCACCCGGGAAGCCCATACCCCGCCCGGCGCGTCGAAGTGGAAGGTCCAGCCGAAGGTGTCCGTGTCGGACGGCAGATCATACCGGAACACCAGCGGCGCGTCGAAGGCCCCGGCATCGTCCGACACGGCAGAGGACCAGAACCCCGTCTCGGCCCCGGAGGACGGCATCACGGAGCAGGACCCGTCCAGCGGCCAGCCGTACCGTTCCAGCGTGGCGTATTTCGCGGAGATCTCCGGCAGGCCGTTGATCGTCGCCGCCCCGTTCCCCAAAACAGCGGAAGGGGCCGTCACGACGATGTTTTTCTTGTTCAAGGTCTTCGCCAGTACCTTGAAGGAGATCAGGCAGTCCACCTGCCGCACCTGCGCGAAGGGCGCGTAAGCCTCGGAAGTCTGGATCACTCAAACCACCTCAATCCCGGTATAATAAATCACCACACAGCCGTCGCCACCGGCCATCCCAGCCGCGCCGCCCGCCGCGATACCGGCCCGACCGTTGGGACGCGAACCGCCGCGCCCGGACAGACCGTAACCGCCGCCACCGCCACCGGCACCCTCATAGCCCGCGCCGCCGGGACCGCCATATCCGCCGCCGCCCCCGCCAGACTGCGCACCGGCAGAACCGCCGTTCGCACCGTAGCCGCCGCCTCCTCCGCCCGTGGACAGGGAGCCGGTTTTCAGACCGTTTCCGCCCGATCCGCCGTATCCGCCGCCGCCGCCGGAGAGCGTTCCAGCCGCGCCCTCGCCCTCGAAATCAAGGCCGAAGCCCGTCGTGTTCTGTCCCGCGCCGCCGGAGCCGCCCGTGGAGGACGTGGCGTTTTTGCCGTTGGCGGAATATCCAGCGCCGCCCCCGCCGTAGGAGCCGGAGCCCGTGCCGCCGGTGAACGCGCCGCTTTTGCCGGTCCCGCCCCGTCCGCCGGTTCCGCCTCCGCCGCCTCCGCCGTATGTCCCGCCGTTTCCGCCGTTGGAGTTGTACGCCCCGCCGCCTCCGCCGTATGAGCCGTTCCCGGG